CGCGAAGGACGCGAAGGAAGATGACCGGGACGGCCGCCACCACCAGGAAGACCCTGATCAGGATAGCCACCATCATCACCGCCACCACCTTCTTCAATGCCCCAATCGGGGTCAGTCGGCCGAATTGGCCTCCCATTTCGGTCGATGAACTTAATCCATGCAAGAGGCATTATGATCTCCTTAGCGGTTTCAAGTTTCTCGTAGGTCTGGCTCTTTAAACATACGTCCCAGACAAAAGTGCAGGGTGGAATCTAATCGACGGGAGGCCGAGACGCGCTCAACTGTCACTAGTTGGGAGGCTGCCTGTGACAGTTTTTCCCCTGCTGAAGTTTTTAAAAGGTGGATTGGCCAGCTTGGCCAGGACGTTGTGAGCGCTGTTGTCCAGGTTGATGTTCTGGCTGCAATTGATCACCACCGTTTGGCTCTTGAGGTTCTTCAGGTGGCTTGTTGCGCTGCTCTGCGTCATATTTGACGGCAAATGCCATTTTTTGTGCCAGAATAGGCTGCTGAGCTTTGAACTTCCGACGTTGTTCTTGATTCATTGCTGGTCTCCTACCAAAGTTCTGAATTGCCCAATGCCGAACAAATGCCGTAGCAAAAGCAATCCACAAGATCATCTTCTTGGTCAGGGACACCCACATTGAAGGTATGCACCTGCTTTATCATATGATTCGCGTGCCTGCCTTTAAAATCAACAGTCTTATTGTAGGCATTTTTGGAATATTTAACTTTGCCAACAGACACATAGCCAGAAGCGTTGAGAGCGCGAGGCTGCTTTCCGAGTTGAACAAGTTTGGCATCAATGCCAGTTGCAGGATATTGACGTCTGTTGCATTGTTGGAGTAAAACAATACCAGAACCTTTTTCTTCTATCAGCGTTCCAATAGAGCCGCGCCTAGCATGACATAACTCAGAATATTGCTCAAGTCTCAAATAAATATTAGGTATCCAATCTATCAACAAATCAGCAGGAACTTGTAAAATATCATAATCTAAAACAGTTAATGGTTGCGCCAACCTTTGGTTTATAGCCCAGTATATTACGGCAGTGGCGTCATGTTTCGCGTCAGCTTTAATGCCAGTATCAATAGTGGCATAGACGCAATCACACCACTCAGGAAAGTCGATAGGATGTCCGTCAATAAGTAAGTCCTTTTCCAGAAAGAACGTACCACCAGGCGGCTGCGGATTTTGCTGATAAAGTGATTCAAAATCTCTCAACCCTACTATTGTCCGTTTTCTCTCAAGGGCTGCTTCATCTTCCCACGAAGGCCAAAGGGCCTCACCTACTTTACGCGGAGGAATTAAAGGATCATTAGCAGTAGCAAAAGCTGGTAGACATATAACATGCCATTGATCACCACCCTTCTCCATTTCATGGAGAAGCATACCTCCTAAATCATCTATATGCCATCTTGTTTGAATTAAAATAATACGCGCATCAGGCTTAAGACGTGTCACCAAATCCGATTTGTACCATTCATACGTCTTAGCTCTAACCGTCTCTGATTCGGCATCTTCTCTGGACTTAACCGGATCATCGATAATTGCAAGGTCAGCGCGTCGCCCAGTAATTGCGCCTCCCACACCTGCCGCGAAATATTCACCTCCAGTATTTGTTTCCCATCTGGATGCTGCTCTATTTGATTCATCCAGTGAGTATCCTAGCACCTTAGATTTCAAAAGTATCTTATTGCGTACTCTACGACCAAATCTTTCAGCTAATTCTCCAGTATGTGAACAGCCTATTACGCTGGAACGAGGAAATTGTTTAAACCAAAATGGCGGTAATAACTCAGATGTATAAGTAGACTTGGCGCTCCCAGGAGGAGCAAATATCATTAAACGATCAACTTCCCCAGATACTACTTTTTCTAACGCTTGGATAATAAGCTTATGGTGTCTTGCTGGTTTGAAACCATAATCTTTAACGCACTCTGAACACCACGCCAATAAATTAGTCTGACATTTACGACGCCAAGCTTCAGACTTATACTTAAGAATTTGAGCGCGGCGTATCTTATCGAATTGGGATGGGCGTTCTGGAGGTTCAAAACCTATGCTCATAATTTAGAGGCACTTATCCAACCGCTGTCAATAAAGCGTTCTGGTTCTTGAGAACCGCTCTGTCCCTCCTACGCATCAGAGGGCTGGGAGCCCTGGGTCCCCAATAGGGGGCTGGTGGAGACCCAGGTATTATTAAACCTTCGCACAGGGGGCATTGGCGAAGGCCATTCGGGCGAATGTCCCGCCAGCTCGGTGAGGAAAAATCACACTGGCGAGCCGTACATGATCCTCCTGAATTACGGCAAAATTAAGGCAGTTCCGTGAGCAATACATTAAATTTTGTTAATGTTAACGATGTAAACGTAGACTTCACGAATCATTTGTGCTATAGTGTACGAAAGGAAACAAAGGGTTGGGAGTGCCATGTTAGACCTTTTCGGACAAGTACAATCGGAAGATTTTCATTGGATTGTAGCTGTCTTTGCCAATACAGGCGCAGTAGAAGCCATACGAAAAGCAAATGAAGTACCATTACGGACATTCTATCCCATCAGATTCAACGGACGTGGTCAGCCAATACCATTGTGGCGCCACTACTTATTTATTGAATTTCGTGATTATATAACATCTGATGTTTGTCGCAGCACAAAGAAATTCATTAAAGTATTAAGTATGCGTAATGAATTTGGAGTAGAGTATCCTGTAATGGTCCGTAAGAACGCCATCAATGAACATCTCGGATTACTCATCAGCGGAAGGTTCAATGATAAAACTTATCTGCGACGCCACTATGGTAAGGGATCACTAGTCAGAGTAGTTGAGGGTAATTTCATAGATAAAAGAGTCAAATTAGATATGGATGTAACTCCAGATATGCCAGGAAACAAGAAAGTAATGATAGATATCAATGGGTGGAAAGGGTCTGTCGAGCTATGGAAACTCGCCCTTTAGTCTGTGCAAGATGTGGAATACAAAAGAAAACAACGCATGGCATATATTGTCAACCGTGTGCTGCTTTATTGCAAATGAAAAAGAATTGGTCCAAAATCGAAAAGGCATTAAAGAAATCATCAAAGATAGGCCAGCATCATCAACATCAAACTAAACCAGAACACGCCAAAAAGAAAATCACACTACCAAAAGTGGAGTGGTAACAATGAGTCTCTATGTTTTAGTTGGACATGTTCCTGTCAAAACAAACATTATTGGATGGTCTAAATGGTTTGAATTTTATTGGGATAGTGAAGAACGTGTTGTTGCTTTCACCAAAACAGATACTGTTGAGATCAGCACTGTCTTTTTAGGAATTGATACTAATTGGAGGCTTGACGGCAATGAAAATCCACCTATTCTTTTTGAGACTATGGCTTTCCATAAATTAGAAACTCCAAAAACACTCATCAATGGAATGGAGGTAGAGTGGAATGGTGAAGAACGAATCAAAAGTACCACTTGGGAGGAAGCTGAACAGGTCCATCAAGAGATGGTCCGTTGCCTTATTAGCCAAAATTACCAAAAGGAGACTGAGGATGGGCCAACCACAATTGGTGGTGATGCGTCTTTGTGATATGTTTAACCAACATCCAGATCAGGATAATAGTAGGATATGTGGAACTTGTGGATTCAAAGTAGGCATTTATCCATCAGGACAGAAAATCATCAAAGACAATCCAAATATCATTCTTATATGTCAAGTCTGTTCAGTGCCAATGGACAAATTTGGAATACCAGCGCCAGGTGCCATTGAAGAAGCTGTAGAAATGAGGAAGAGGCGTCGTGATGGCAGATGAAATTATTATTTGTTGTAAGCGCATAGAAATGGGCATTGTCGCGCCAGTTCGTTCTACTGTCAAGAACTGCTACAAATGCCAGCATCCAGTGTGGCTTGCCAAAAGTACTCCATACAAAGGTGGAGAAAAATATATCTGCCTACAGTGCGTTGACTGGAATGAGGTCACTGAAATAGTCGAACCAACACCAGAACAGTTTGAGGATATAAGGGTAGCAAATGAAGCTCAACGAAATAAACAGCGAAGGTGATGTCAGATATTGGTTGGAGGAATGGCTATTTGAATGTCAAGGGAGGCTAAAGATAGAATGGGTAGAACCATCAATATTTGGAAGTTCTGTTGGTGCGCCAGACTGTAAGATCAACAATGGCCAAGAAACAATTGGTATTGAATTAAAATATCTCCTCACGACGCGCAAAGGAATCAAATGGACTATACGCCCAGCCCAGCGCCGCTATCACCATATGCACGCCAGATCTGGCGGTAGGAGCGCATTATTGGCTTATATACCAGGAGCAGAAGAATTGGTATTAGTTCGTGGAGATCACATACCTCTTCGTGACTACGCTTCTG